CGATCAGGTTGCTGACGCGCTTGTCGATCACGTTGAAGGCATACGGGTCATTGCGAACCGCTGCCCGGGAGCGCGACCGCAGGTTGCGCAGTGCCGGGGTGTTGATGCTGTTGATCCCGTTGTCGGGAGCATCCCAGCCAGTGGAGCGTCGGCCCTCCCCGGCGCCTTCGTAACTGGCCTTGATGTTCGACGGCAACACGAATCCGTTACGGGTCAGAGTCGGAAAGTGTCGGGCCATTAGAGTCCCTTGCCTCCGTGGTACAGCCGAACCGCACGCGAGCGTGGTCCGGCAGCGTTGACCAGCGACGAACGAATTTCTTCACGAGCCTTGAGCAGTTCATCGACCGTGCGGTACTCCACGGTGCGGTCGGTGTAGCGCACGGTTTTTTCACCGCGAGCAATGGCCGCCTCAACCGCGTCGAGGTGCTTTTTCGTAAAGGACATATCAGCGTCTCTTCAGGTAACCGCTGGCAGAGCTGCGGCGTTGAGGTGGTGGTGTTGCAGTTCTCGACTGCACGACCGGAACAGCTGGGTGCGGAGCCAATCTCGGGGACGCGACAACCGTCGCTGATGGGACTTCAGTGGTGACGCGCCCGCCCTGCACGGGCTTATTACCCGGCGCATCATCAAACAAGCCGGATTGCGCCAACGAATGCCGCACCCGCTCCCAGTCATTTTCCTGATAACGGTTGATGCCCATGTAATGCGCCATGGCCAAGCAGTACACCATGAGGTCGAGGGCTTCGTTTCGCTCTGCTTTGCCCTTGATCCATTCAATGCGCTTATGTCCGCGCACGTAGCGGGCGACCTTACGCTCAGCAACACACTGGGTGAAAAACTCATCCGGCAGATCATTGGCAAAGTGCAGTGCCCCCGGTCCGTCTGGGAACGAATAGCGGTTGTAGATCCAGTCTTTGGCAGTGTCGGTACCAACAAACCACAACTCAGCGCCGTTGCGTTCGGTCTGACCTTTCCATGTCACGTCGACCATGGACGGGCGCTGAGCGATGACCGGCCTACCGGGCTTGCTTGCACCTTTGATGGCGAAGATGTTGCGCCAGCGACGAACGCGGCAGAACTGGTAAACCTCGTCGGTGTGGTGACCACCGGAGTCGACGCCGGTGGCAAGGATCGCCAGGCCCACACCGCACGGATGTCGATACCGCGCCTTGAGTTTCTCGTCTAACACGACCCAGGTGCGCTCATCGGCCGGGTCACCCCAGATAATCTGGTGATCCACAATCCAGCGTTCCATGCCGACGCCGAAACCCATCACCATCAACTCAAGGCGGTTAGCCTGGACGTCGACAGCACCGGTCAACATCAACGATCCGGCTGGCATTGTGCCGAGGGTGTAGGTTTCCGACCGTGCCCGAGCGACCAACACTTCGGCCTTGGTTTGCTCTTGGGCACTGTCCCAAACTTTGGCCAGACGGGTGTTGTAAAACACCTGCATGGGTTCGAGGTCGCCTTTGTTTTGGGCGACTTTAGCCTTCTCAAACTGCATGGCTAAAGTACGCCAATCCATCCAGCCTGGCGGAGAATAGAGCGCGTTGAGGTGGAACCCAACTGTTTCTCCATCGCCCTCAGCGTGCGCACGCCATTCGCCTTTGGCGAGCATTTCGCCCTTGTGGTGTTCCTCGATCAGAACGTCACACTCGGATCCTGCACACTCGTAGTGCACAGTGCTGAAGTCGTTGTTGTAGTGCAGAAGCTCCCACTCCAGCACCTGCATATGACCGCATTCTGGGCAGGGCACGTAGTAGTGACGCTGATCGCTACCTTCGAACAGATCCGCTATCCGCGAAGCGCCCTTGATCGTGGGTGAGCTGGAGAAATAGAACTTGGCGTTGCGACCGAACGTACTGGCTCGAGTCTCCGCCAACTCGATGGGGTCACCCTCCTCGCCGATGTCTACTTCCCAACGATCAATTTCATCACCGTAAATGTAGCGTGCCGATAGCTCTGACAGGTTGGCAGCAGAGCCGGCGGTAGTGACATACAGGGAACCACCTTCAAATTCCTTGGTATCCATGGTGTTCACCGCGTCTCGCCCGGTCGCGATTCGGTCACGCAAAACAGGCGTGGCTTTGATGGTCTTGCCGATCCGCGACGACACCCGCTTGGCCAGGCCCAAGCTTGGCAGCAAGGTCAGGATATTTGAAGGCGCCATGTGGATCAGTCCACCGATCCAGTTCAGTGCGATCTGGGTTTTCATCAACTGCGAAGCCACCATGGTGACCACACGCTTGCTGCGGTGTGCCGGCGACAGACAACGCATCGGCTCGCGTGCATAGGGCGTCCGAGACGTGCGGTAACGGCCAGGTTCGGCAGCACCCGTGTCGCGCGGGATGCGCATGTACTCGTCAGCCCATTGGTCGACCCACAGCTCCGGTTCTGGACGCAGGCCACGGAAGTACGCAGCACGGTAAACCTCGGCACCATCTGCAAGTTTGGTATCCATAGAGTCAGTTTCCGAGGGTTAAGGCGTGGTCGAAATCTTCGTTGGAGAGCCGTTCAGCCTCCTCAAGAGCCTGGCGGATCTCGCTAAGTAGGTGCTTTTCAATGTCCCAGGTGCTGGTCATAGCCGACAACACCGGAGCGAGTTTGGGCGGCAGGCTCAATAGCAAGTCGCGTGTCATGCGCCCTGACACAAACGCTGCTTCGTCGACGACCTCCCGATCCACTAATTCGCCGGTGACCTTCTGGAGATCAGTTTCAGCACGTGCAGCCTGCGCAATAGCCAATCGAGTTTTAGCTTTGTGGTAGTCCGGCGCGGCCTGAGAAATCGCGCTGGGGACGGCGGGAGCAATCTTGAAGTGCTCGACCGATGAAGTGATAACAGGTGCAATCCGTGTACCCGCATTGCTGCGTGCAGGATCGCCAGTCATCTCCAAATACTGATCAGTGGCTTCGACATCCACCTTGCCATCCGAGGTGTAAATCAACCGGCCTTGCTTGGCCAGCTTCCCGACATACTGGCGAGACCAACCCTTAATGGCCGCGTATTCCGTCCGGCTCAAAACGGTCATGTAAACCTCCTGTCAACTTATGGCCGTCAACCACTGTCAACCTCTGTCAACCAACGTGGAAAAACCGGCCAGTCGCAAGATCCCGCGGGTTTCCGACCCCGTACCCTCGGGATAACCCCAGGGTCCCCGGCAGTTTTCGGCGCCCCGGCGCGATTCGTCACCCCTGTTCGCCACTGGTAGGTGGCACTTCGCAGACGCCCAGCCGCTTGGCGGCCCAGCGTTCGTAAAGTCCGATGGCAACATCGGCGCCTGCCATCGCCGTCAGACAACCCAAGGCGCCTGCCGTCCAAATCGACATGCCGGCCGCGATCATCAACATCATGGCCGACACACCACAGACGATGCAGGCACCGGACCTCAAGGCCAAACGCCGTAACAACGCCCAACCACGTGCCCCGTCTTTATCGGCCCGCCACATTTCACCCGACACACCACCGACCAAGGCCAAGAGAATCACTAGCCAGATCGGCATGTCCGCCAGCGCCTGCTGCTCATTTGTCATGTTCCGTCCTTATTGATTTCGCCGTACGCCGGAAAATAAAAACCCCGCCGAAGCGGGGTTAGGTGACCGGCTCAGGGAAGGCCGGGTGAAACTGCACAGCACGTGCGAGGTCAGCGCCAAGGCGCAAATTCCATATCGTGGGGACTTTTTACCCCTCTCCGGAAAAACCGAAAAGAGGTCATTTTCGGTTATCCCACTTGACGCAACTTTGACGCTACTTGGCGCAGGTTTGAGGCAAAGCGCCCCGACGGACGGTATTCAAAAAGCTGATGCACGCTTACTCATAGACACTCGCGTTAGATTGGTTTCGACCGCACCGCTACGCCGATCAAGGCCCCGAGTCGTGGCACTGCGAGTAGTCAGGATCAGTTGCACATGCTGATGCAGACGATGAACCCAATTCCGGTACGTCCGATCAGCATCCTCACGCAGTCCAAGCAATTGCAATTGAGACCGAACCGAATACGCAGGCTGTGGCAAGTAGCGATTGCGAGCCAAGGTTGCGAGCAGCGCGCCCTTCTCTGACTGCCGCTCAAGCTGTGCCAAGGCCGCAGCAATTTCCGTTGCAACATGGTCCATGCCACCACCAGATGCCATCAACAGGTCACGCGATCCCGGCGTACCTCGCGGCGCACTGCCGCCCCACAACATGATTGTCGCCATCGGGCTCCCCAACCCGGGACCATCGCCGACCTGGCAGTGCTGGCGTGCCCAATGCTGCATCAGCTCTTCAATTTCCTCGATCATCGCCCTTCCCCCGAAAAACCGAACCCAACACAGAAAACCCGCAACCCAACACAAACCCAACACAAATAAATCCCTTTAAAATCAATATCTTTAACAGCGTTGAGTTGAGTGTGTTGGGTTTGTTGGGTTTTTCTGTCCTCGCATAAGAAAAAATTCTCCCTGCCGTTTTCCGTGCAAATAACGTCACGCATGCGCGCCCGCGAAGACAAACCCAACACACCCAACACGACACCCGGAAACTGGCATAAACAAAGGCCTGAAACTGTGTTGGGTAGCCCAAACCAACCCGACACACACCCGACACACCCAACACACTTTTGAGCGCACTCATGCTGCAGCCGCCTTCACGTGCTCCCAGTTGTCCACATTCCAACCCGCCAGCTTCGCCTGGGCACGCCAGTCGGCGACCATCTTCCCCAGCTCGGCCGCCTTCAGTGATGGGGGCAGGGAAGCGTCAGGATCGTTCGGAAAGAAAAAAGCACCAAAGCGCCTGTTACTGCCTTCGGTCCAAGGAATAGAGCGCGTCTTGTCGACCTCAGAGCCAATGAACAAAGAGAACTTCGTCTGGCTCATCACGTGCTCTTTGTTGCGGTGACACCATTCAAGGAAAAGCGAATAGAGGTCCGTCGACAGACACACGCCCCACAAATCGCGCCCCAGCTCGCCAAACTTCCAGAGGCTCAAGAATGTCTGCCAGCCAGCTCGACTCAACGCCACCAGCCGCTCACGAGCTGCTGTGCTGGGTGGTCGTGTGCGCTGATCAAAGTCGCCAAGATCAATCGACAGCAAACACGCGTACAAAGCAGCCACACCGCCGTTTTTCAACTCATTCCCGATCGCTTTCTGGCGTACTTCCGGCAAAGTCTGCTCTGGCCACATTACTAACATCCGGCGGTCACTCTCACTGATCGGCCAAGGCAGGATCTCGTTACTCAGGAAGACCGCGTTCATATGGTTGGCCTCCTCCCAGCCATTGATGAACTTCGACTCCATCCGCACCGTCTTGCCGGTGATCAAGTGCTTGATCTTGCCCACCTGGTTGTATCGCTGGTCCCGACTAACAACCTCCTCAAACACCGCCCAGAGTTTGCGGCTTTGCCAAGCGTTGAAGTTGCTTTCAAGCTGAGTCTGTCCAACGGTGGCCGCATATTGGCCGTAAAGCATCCCCATCGCATCGGCGAACAACAGGCTTTTGCCGGAGCCTTCCATGATCG